TCACCGAGATCGACGCGCGGGCCCCGGGCAACCCGACCGCCTACGAGTTCGGCACCACCACCCTGACCGGCTGGATACCGGCCGGCGAGACGTGGGCCGGTCAGGCCGGGGAGAACAGCCTCGACGTCGCCCGCGAGGTCGCCGACCGCAACTCCCTGGTGTTCTACGCCGACGAGCTCGGGATCTGGCACGTCGACAACCAGCTGGTCGTCGGCGACCCCGCGCACAGCCTGCGCGACGGCGCAGACGGCACCATCGTCCAGGCCAACGACGAGCTGTCCCGCGAGGGCTTCGCCAACGTCGTGCAGGTCAACTACGTCTGGAACACCGTCAGCGCCACCACGCCCGGGCGAACCGACCTGGTCGCCCACCAGGCCACCGCCCAGGCCTACCTCAGCGACGGCCCGCTGGCGCCCATCACCGTGGGCGCCTGCCCGGTCCTCATCACCCGCAACATGCCCTCCAGCAACAGCCTGGCCCGAACCGTCGCCGTCGACCTGCTGCGCCGCTACAGCGCCCGCGGGACCGCCCTGCAGGTGGAGGCCGTCGCCGCCTACTGGCTACGGCCCCGGGACTTCGTGAGCGTCCAGCTACCCAACCGGGCGAAGCCGGGCACCGCCATCACCCAGATGGTCCAGGCGATCACCTACGACCTGGGTCCCGGGCTGATGAGCATGCGCCTGGTCCAGCCCGAGCCCGGCACCATCAGCGCCCTGTAAGGAGCAGACCATGCCGACCACCACCAAGGGCTTGCCCTACCCGGTGAGCACCGCGGCGCCGAACGTGCCGCTGGACCTGCAGGCCCTCGCCGACGCCCTCGACTTCACCAAGGTCCAGATCCTCACCGCAGCGCAGGTGCCCGGCGGCAACGCCGCGCTACAGGCCACGTACCCGTTCGGGATCAGCCTGCTGACCCTGAACACCACCGACTCCGGGGCGGGTGGGTGGCCCACCGGAACCACCCTGAACGTGGTCACGATCCGGTCCTCGGCCTCCGGCACGTTCGCGCAGCAGTTCGCGTTCCGCGCGTCGACCACCGACTTCCGGATGTGGGCGCGGCTGCTGGGCACCACCGCGAACTCGGCGTGGTCACTGACCACGCCCTGGTCGTTCGTGTCCGCGGCGCTGCCCGACCTGGCCGCGAGCACGGGACAGAACACGGTGATCACGTTCCCCGGGTCCACGTTCTCCACCCCGCCGACCGTCGCTGTGACGGCGATAGGGAGCCAGTTCCTGACCGCGGGCGCTGCGAACAACCCGACCGCGACCGGGTTCACCGCGTTCGTGCGCAACAACGGCGCCACCACGATGGTGGGCCCGAGAGTGCACATCATCGCTCAAGGGAGCTGGTGAGCATGGCCGTCCTGACCTGCCACACCGAAGGCTGCGTCAACGCCGACGTGCCGATCGAGTACGACCTGACCGACCCCGACACGGGTGAGCAGATGCCCGCCTACTGCGGCCCCTGCGGCAACCGGATCGAGGACATCACCGAGCAGGAGGAGTAGGCATGGCGACCTACCCGCTGACCTGGATGGCCGAGGCCCTGCGCAACGCCGGCGTGCCCGTCGTCGAGGAGCCCGGGTGGAAGACCCGCGGCCGCGACGGCACCTTCACCCCCGGCGGGATCATGCTGCACCACGACGCCAGCCCCGCCGGTGAGACCAGCCACGGCGCCGACGTCATCATCAACGGCCACGACGACCTGGCCGGCCCGCTCTCGCAGCTGTGGCTGGCCTACGACGGCACCTGGCACCTGTGCGCCGCCGGCCGCGCGAACCACGCCGGCGAGGGCCAGTGGGGCGAGGCACCCCGCGACGACGGCAACCGGTACTTCATCGGCATCGAGACCGACCACACCACCAACGAGCAGTGGACGGCCGGGCAGCGCCAGAACGGCCTGCGCGGCATCGTCGCCCTGGCCGACTACCTCGGCATCCGCGACGACGCCGCCACCCTCGAGGACTGGCTGTGCGCGCACAAGGAGTACGCCGCCGGCCGCAAGGTCGACCCCGACCCGCTCGACATGGACGACCTGCGAGCCGTGATCCTCGCCGGCGTACCCGAAGAGGAGGAGAGCTTCATGGAACGTATCGAGGCCAAGTGCACCGTCGCTGAGGCGCTGCCCGCCGGGAAGTGGAGCACCCTGCGCGTGCGCAACGACAGCGAGCAGGGCGCCCTGGAGGGCATCGTCGACGGGCCGGCCCGCTACCTGCTCAACGCCGCCATCACCCTCGTGCACGTCCCGATGGGCGGCGCCGTCATGCTGCGCGCCGTGGAGACCGGGCACGACGTCGACGACGTCCACGCCACCCGCGACATCGACCAGCGCGGCGCCGTCGAGCACCACGGGACCGAGCACTTCACCATCGCCGCCCAGGGCGCCCTCGACGACGGCGAGTGGCTGCGCCTGCAGATCAACCCCGCCAGCGAGGTGTCCGTCACCGAGGTCCGCGCCTCCGTCACGACCTGGTGAGGCCGGCGATCGCCCGGACGGCGCGCGCCGGCATCATCAGACGCCCGCCGATCAGCTGCACCTCGTGCACCTCGCGGGTCTTTCGTATCGCGGACACCGAGATCCCGAGCAGCGGCGAGGCCTGCTCGAGGGTGAGCCACGCGGACAGCACCGACAGCGCACCCTCGAGCGTGTCGCCGACGTCGTCGCGACGTGTCGGGGTGTCGGCGACGACGGCGACACTGTCGCGACGTGTCGGCGCCATGTCGGTGCCGGGCAGCGGCGTGATCCGCATCGCGTCGGCCGGCAGCTGCCAGCCCCGCGAGGTCTTCACCGCGCCGGGGATCTCACCGTCCTTGCACCAGCGCTGCACGGTGCGCGGGTCGACTCTGTGCAGCGTGGCGAACTGCTCGGGTGTCATCGGTCCTCCATGATGGAACTGCTTCGGTTCGGTCCTGGACAGCCAGGTCCCTTGCCCCTACGGAGGGCAAGGGACCTGGCTGTCTCACTTCGGGGGGTCGTCCTCGTAGAGATCGAGGCACTCAGAGCAGTCGACGGCGCCCGGGTCGTCGCGGACCTCCTCGGCCTCGACGAGCTCTCCGCACCAGGTCCACCACACCGGGTCGAACTCGTCGCGCTCCAGCGGCTGGCTGGCCTTCAGGTGCACGCTCATAGCGCGCCAAACCCCCAATCTGGTGATCAGTGCTTTGTCGGGCGATACGGACTGAAGTGGTCATGCACCCGCGTCATCGCCGTCCGCAGCTCGTCGTCGTCGACGTCGAGGTAGACCTGCGTGACCGCCAGCGAGCTGTGCCCGAGCGAGCGCTGGACGACGCGAATGTTGGTGCCCTTGCGCAGCATCGTCGTGGCGAAGGCGTGGCGTAGCTGGTGCATCGTCGCGCCGTCCAGGAGCTTGCCCACGACCCTGCCGACCCAGCGCGGCGACAGGTGCCCGTCGCAGTGGCCGGGGAACACGTAGCCGGCGGCGTCGCGCAGCTGCTCCGCCAGGTCGACGTCGATCGGGATCGAGCGCGGCCGCCCACCCTTGCCGTGCACGATCAGGCTGTGGCCGATCAGGTCATCGACGACGTCACGGCTGTGCACCTGGGCGACCTCGGCACGGCGCAGGCCGTGCTCGCACGCGAGGATCAGCATCAGCTGCTCGCGGCCGCCGGCCTGGGCCAGCGCCGCGCTGTAGACCGCGAGCGCCGCCGGCCTGGGCAGGCCCCGCGACGGCCGCACCACGGGCAGGCCCAGCGCGGGGTCGACGTCGACCCGGCCTGATCCGTGGGCCCACCGGTAGAAGCCGACCAGCGCCGCACGGACGGCGCGCCGGCGCTCGCGTGACCACCGCGGCCGCAGCCGGCCCAGGTCCTCATCCCAGACCTCGAGGCCCATCCACTCCAGCAGCTGCTCGGTCGTGACGTCGCCCGGGCCACCGGTGACCTCACGTGCCAGCTGCGCCAGGACCTGCCGCCGGCTGCCGATCGTCGAGCTGGCGCGCCCCGCGGCACGCAGCGCCGTCAACCACTCTTCGATCCACTCCGACCACACCGGTGGAACCGGCCACTTCTGCAGCGCCATCACGACCCCTTCGTCGACACGGATAGGCCACACACCGTGCGCGACGTCAGCCGACGATGGCCGCAACGTCGTCGAGCATCAGCGGCGCCTGTCCGCCGAGGTAGGTCCGCGTGTCCTCCAGGCGCCATTCCGTCGACGTCGACGAGGCGCCCGAGTGATGGTCGGCCGGCACGTAGGACTCGACCACCCAGACCTGCGTCTCGAACGTGATGTGAACCTTCACCAGCGCGTGCCCGGACGGCGAGCGCACGATCCACTCCGAGGCGTCGTGGTGCCCGCGGTTCAGGATGTCGACGTGTGTCAGGCCCGCGTCGAGCAGCGCCGCCCACGTGATGTAGCCATCACGGCGCTCGGCGTCCGTCATGCGGCACGCTCACGGCACAGCCGGCACGTCAGCAGGGCGGGGTCGGACGTCCACTCCTCGAAGGCTGAGACGAGGTACCCGCACGGAGCCTTATACACGGGTGGTGGACCCTCAAGCCACAGCTGCGGCGTCGGGCCACGGTAGTGCACGGAGTAGAAGCCCGGCCGCTCGGTGATGTCCGTCATCGGCTCAGCTCGCTCAGCTCGTAGTAGGCCTTGCGTCCCTCGTACCTCCAGAGCTGGTGCTCGAGCAGCTCGTTCCACCGAGCGTTGCCGATGCTGGCAATCGCGGCGAGCTGCTCGAGGCTCTCGTCTCTGTGCTCGAGCGACCGGAACTGCCACGGCCTCCAGATGGCGCGCGACCAGTTGGCCTGTTCGCTCGCGAGCTGGTCCCACGTAGGCGCGTCGTGGATGGCGCCGAGCCACATCGTCTCGATGGTCGAGAAGGCGCTCATGCCGTCAGCGCCAGGTCATCCGAGCGGACGGCGCCGGGCCAGGAAGCCAAGCGCGACCCAGGTCCGCCAGCTCGGCGCCGTCCGAGGCCGACCGTAGCAAGATACGCACGCCAAACTCCTGACCAGAAGGTTGGGGGTTCGAGTCCCTTCGGGCGCACACCATCGGCCGCGGCGTCCTCGCCGTAGAGCCAGCTGATCGGCTGACCGATCGCACGGGCCACATCCCGGATCTCGCTTGCGAGCCAGGGTGTGGTCCCGCGCAGTTTGCGCCCAAGGGACGGCTGGCTCATGCCTGTCTGCTGCGCCAGCTGAACCTGATTCACGCGGTTTCTCCACATCCACCAGTGCAGGCGTTCGCCGATCTCGGCGTCGAGGGCTTCACTCTTGGCAACAGCAGGCATGCGCGCAGAGTACACCGAGTTATGCACACCCGGCGGTAGTTGACTGCACTTTCATGGATGCATACAGTCGCGACCCATGACGAAGAGTACAAACGCAGGTGATACGCGCATACCCACGCAGCCGCTCGACAGCGAGCGACTGCTCACGAGGCGCGAGGCCGCCGAACGCATTCGGGTCGAGGTGCGCACCCTCGACCGCTACGCCCAGCTGGGGCACATCGAACGCCTGAAGACGCCGACCGGTCGAGTCCGCTTCCGCGAGGCCGACGTCGAGGCGCTCGTCCAGGCCCGTGGCCAAGCTGCCGACTGATGCCCTCCGTCGACGCCGCTCAAGCTGGCGGTGGCTGAGATGGGACTGCAGAACGTCGACCTGGCCCACGAGCGATGGGGCCGGCTCCGTGGGGACCACTGGCGCGCCCTCGAGTGGATGGCCCTCCGATCGTGGGACGTAGGCCAGGAGCGGAACGGCGACCTCCCACGCCGCTACTGGGGAGGGCACACCCTGCTCGGCTACGGCATGGGCCTGATCGAGAGGAAGCCCGGCAAGCCGCTGAGCCTGACGAAGAGCCAAGCCGACCGCGTGCGTCGAGCCGTCCGCGACCTGGCGAAGAAGCACGCCATCACCGTCATCGAGGAAGGCCGCGGGCAACAGCACGCCGTGTACGAACTGGACCTCGCCCCTCCGCCAGGCGGGCTGTGGATAGTGCCCGGCCTGGACCCCCACGATCCGAGGGGGTCAACGTGACCAGTCCAACCCCCTCAGATCGAGGGGGACGTCCCCCTCGGATCGTGGGGGTGGTCCCCCTCGAATCGTGGGGGTCTAACCCCCTCGGATTGAGGGGCCAAACAGGAAGAGCAGGAAGCACCAAAGAAGCCATCAGAAAATCCTGCTCACCTAGGTGCGCTGCTTACGTCGCGCGCGAGCTGTGGACAACCAGCCCGACCCCCTCGAATCGTGGGGGACCGCAAAGGGGATGAATCGGACATGGACCGAGAGCGGATCGAGAAGGAGTTCCTGGCACTCGAGCAGTGGATGGACGAAAGCAACCCGCCCTTGCTCGCCGTCGTCATCCAGGCCAACGGCGCGGGTATGGCCTTCACGTTCCCGCTTGCCGAGATGGCCAAGGAACGAGGCGACCCGCACGAGCTGCACGCGGTGCTCTCCACCGTCCGTGCTGCACTGCTCGACCTCGCCACGACGTTGCAGACCTCGAGGCTCGGGATCGAGCGGGCCCTGACGATCTATCGTGAGGACCGTGGCGAAGGGGTGGAGCGGCCGCCGGGTGGCGCGTGAGCGCGAGCGCCTGGCCGCCCAGCTGCCACTGCCCTGCTCGCGCTGCGGCCGGCTGGTGACGGCCGCGATGGTGTGGCACGTGGACCACCTGCTCGAGCGGGCGCTGGGTGGCGGCAACGGCCGGGCCAACCTGGGCGTGGCCCACGCCCGCTGCAACATGAGCGCGGGCCAGGCGCTGGGCCAGCGCCGGCGCCAGGCCCGCGCCCGTGTCGTGGCCGGGATCAGGCCCTGGTGAGTGAGGCCGCGTACCTGCGCGCAGCGAGCGGGTGGCTGCTGGTCCGATGGCTGCGTCGGTGGCGTCGCCGGCACCCGAAGCACCGCGCCGAGCGGAGTGATCGAACGAATGTTCGAGTGACCGTGGAAGTTTTTGACGCGAGCGCGGAAACCCAAGCCAGCCTTCCGCTCCGGTTAGATATCTAGGCAAAGCGGACATGCGCCGGACTCGCGCCACACCGCTACACCTAACCGCGACCGCCCGCTATTCCTACGACGATTCAGCCGTGAACGCCGGGAATCGGCTGCTGTCCCTGACGCCGAACCCGCAAGAGCTGGTGATCGCCCGAGTCCTCGAGGCACGCAAGCGCGGCGGCCTGAGCCGGCGCCTGATGGTGCCCGCCCGGAACAAGGTCGTCGTCCAGGCACCCCGCCGCTGCGGCAAGACCACCGCGATCTGGGCCGTGCTGGTCGGGCGCTGCGAGACGATCCCCGGCTACCAGGTCATCACGACCGCGCAGTCCGGCAAGCGCGCTAGGGCCCGGCTGATGAAGGTTGCCGACCTGCTCGAGCGCCAGCCCGGCGTGAAGGTCGGGCGCGGCGTCGGCAACGAGCACATCACCTGGACCGAGACCGGCAGCCGGATCGAGATGTTCCCGCCGATCCCCGGCGCCTTCCGCGGCGAGGGCAAGGACGCCGTGCTCTTCGACGAGGCGCAGGAGGTCGAGGACCAGGACGCCGCCGACGAGCTCTTCCAGGCGATCATGCCGCTGTTCGACACGCAGCCCCTGGCGCAGCTGATCGTGGCCGGCACCGCCGGCGAGCACCGCGACGGCCTGCTGTGGCACTCCCTCGAGCGCGGCCGCGCCGGCACCGATGGCTGGGGAGTCGTCGACTACGCCGCGGAGGACGGCGCCGACGCCGCCGACGAGAAGGTGTGGCTGGTCACCCACCCGGGGATCGGCACCCTCACCACGCTGGCGATCATGCGGGAACGCTGGCGCGACCTGAAGGGCGAGGAGGACCCCACCAAGTTCGGCCGCGAGTACCTGGGCCTGTGGCCGACCAGCGAACAGGTCCGCGTGATCTCCGCGGCCGCCTGGGAGGGCTGCTACGCCGGGGAGGCCCGCGTGCCCCGCCCCGCGCCCGGCACCTGCGTGCTGGGCTTCGACGTCGCACCCGACGACTCGGCCGCGTCCATCGTGTGCGTGTGGCGCGACGACGCCGGCGTCGGCCACCTCAAGGTCATGGAGCACGGCCGCGGCCACACCTGGATGCCCGACGCCCTGGCCAAGCTGTCCGCGAAGCTGCGCGCCCCGGTCGCCTACGACGCGATCGGCCCGAACATCGCCGTCGCCGAGGCGTTCGGGCGCCGCCGCGGGCTGCGCTCGCGCCTGCAGCCGGCGAACATGCGCCAGATGCAGGCCCGCTGCGCGCAGCTGCTCGCCGAGATCGGCGACCGCACGCTTCGGCACGAGGGCGAGACCCCGCTGGACGAGGCCGTCGAGGGCGCCGCCAAGCGCACCATCGGCGAGGGCGGCTGGGTCTGGGGACGGCGCGCGAGCACCGCCGACATCAGCGCCCTGATCGCCTGCACCGTCGCCCTGGGCGCCGTCGACGAGATGCCCGCCGAGAGCCGCCCCGTGATCCGCACGCCAAGGGACCTAGCCCGGAGCTAAATATGCCGCCAACGGCCGCTGTGGACGCCGCGGCGGCCGCACCCACAGGCTGCCCCTCGTGGGTATCCGTTCGGCGCTCAGGCTCGTGCAGGCGGCTCAGGAAATGGCAACGCCGCCACGCGCACCGACTGCGATCCGCTCGCCCTGGTCGACGGGTGACCTGTCGCAGATCGTGTGGGCCGACCTGTTCGGCGCCGACGAAGCGGCCTGGCCCCTGACCCGCGCGGCCGCCATTCAGGTCCCCGCGGTCGCCCGCGCCCGCAACCTGCTCGTGGGCACCATCGCCCGCCAGCCGCTGCGCGCCGTGAGCGGCGACAGCCTGGTCGACCCACAGCCCGGCTGGATCACCCGCACAGACGGCACGATGTCGCCCTGGCACCGGATGGCCTGGACGATTGACGACCTGTTCTTCGGCGGCTGGTCCCTGTGGGCCTGCGAGCGCGGCGCGCGCTCCGCGATCCAGCGCGTGGAGCGGGTGCCCGCCGAGCTGTGGACCTGGGGAACCGACGACGCAGGCAGCGCGGCCGTCCTGGTCGACGGGCAGCAGGTCGACGCAGACACCGTGCTGCTGATCCCAGGCCCGCACGAGGGCATCCTCACCAGCGCCCGTAAGACCATCCTGGGCGCCCGCCTGCAAGAGCTGATGTGGCAGCGCCGCGTCGCCGCGCCGATCCCCGCCATGGAGATCCACCAGACCACCGACGACGTGCTGACCGAACCCGAGATCGACGACCTGCTGGCGGCCTGGATCAGCGCCCGCACCGACCCGGACGGCGCGGTCGCCTACACGCCGTTCAACGTCGAGCTACGCCCACACGGCACCGCGACGACCGACCTGCTCATCGAGGCCCGCAACGCTGTGGCCGTCGACATCGCCTCCCACACCGGCCTGCCCGCGCAGCTGCTGAACGCTTCCCTGGCGACCGCGTCGCTGACGTACTCCACCGCCGAGACCGCGCAGGGCGAGCTGGCCACCAGCGCCGCCCTGTACGCGAACCCCGTAGCCGGGCGCCTCTCGATGGACGACGTCGTCCCCCGCGGGCAGCGCTGCGCGTTCGACCTGTCCGACCTGACCCTCAACCCACCGGCGCCGTTCGGGCCTACCACGGAGGACTGACAACCATGACCGCTCTGCGCGCCGCCGGCACCCTGCTCGCCGCCGACCCCGGCACCCGCCAGCTCACCTACCGGCTGCTGCCCTACGGCGAGGCCGGCCGGACCAACCTCGGCGTCATCACCGCGGCCGCCGGCACCGTCGCCCTGCCCGCGGCCGCCGCGGTCGTGCTGAACCTGGAGCACGAGCGGCGCCGCCCGGTCGGACGCGGCCGCGCGCTGGTCGAGTCCGCCGAAGGCCTGGACGCCACCTTCGGCGTCGTGGAGACCACCGCCGGCAACGACCTGCTCGCCGAGGCCGCCGCCGGCCTGCGCACCGGGGCCAGCGTCGAGCTGGAGGACGTCGTCATCCGCTCCGGGCGCCTGATCTCCGCGCGCCTGGTCGGCGCCGGCGCCGTCGTGGACCCCGCCTTCCCCTCCGCGCAGTTGGTCGCCTCCGACACCGGCGGCGACGACGACCAGGCCGACGACGACAACGACGACGACACCGACAGCGGCGACAACCCGCAGGTCACCCCGGCTGTGATCCCCGTCGCGATCCCCGACACCGACACCGACGACGACGCCGACAGCACCGACGACACCGACAGTGAGGCCGACATGACCACGACCACCACCACCGCGGCCGCGGGCACGCTGGCCGCCAGCCGCGCCCCGGCCGGCCTGCCGACCCCGCGCACTGCGCCGCGGGAGCCCGGGTTCCGCGAGATCGTGCGGCTGCTGGCCACCGCCGGCCGCAGCGGCGCCGGCGTCCAGGGCCAGCTCTTCGCGGCGCTGCAGGCCGCCTCGCCCGGCTCCACCGAGCTGTTCGCGGCGTTGTCCGACATCACCCCCGGCGCCGGCTCGGTCGACGACGTGCTGCAGATCCCGCAGTGGCTCGGCGAGGTCTGGGACGGCCGCATCTACCAACAGCGCTACCTGCCGCTGCTGGACCACAAGGACCTCACCGCGATGCAGGTGAAGGGCTGGAAGTGGGTCGTCAAGCCCGAGGTCGCCCCGTACGCGGGGAACAAGGCCCCCGTGCCGAGCAACGCCGCGACCACCGAGCCCTACGTGCTCGACGCCTTCCGGATCGCCGGCGCGCACGACATCGACCGGATCTTCCGCGACTTCAACGTCGAGGAGTTCTGGACGTCCTATTGGGCGGCGATGGCAGAGTCCTACGCGAAGCAGGCCGACGCCGCGGTCGGGGAGATGCTGCTGGACTCCGCGCCGTACGTCGCGCCGGGCACCGTCCCGGCGAACGTCAGCAAGGCCGCGACCTACATCGTCGACGGCGCGCTGGCCATCATCGACACCGCGCTGCCCACGTTCTCCATCGTGTCCAAGGACCTCTACCGCGAGCTGCTGCTGACCCGTAACGAGGACCTGCTGGCCTACCTCAACATGGCGCTGGGCCTGGAGGCCGGCACCGTCTCCAGCTTCGCGATCGTGCCCGGCGCGGCCGGCTTCCCCGCCGACAGCGTCATCGTGGGCGCGAAGCCCGCCGCGACCGTGTACGAGCTGCCCGGCACCCCGATCCGCGTCGAGGCCCTGAACATCGCCAACGGCGGCATCGACACCGGCCTGTTCGGCTACATGGCCACCGGCTTCAACGACGAGAACGGCCTGGCCCTGGTCTCCGGAACCGCCCCGGTCGCCCGCGACAACGACGACGACACGGCGACGTCGTCGCGGTCGGCACGGCGCGGCCGCCGCGGCGCGAAGGCCTGACCACATGCCGGTGATCGGCTGGGTCGACACGGACTCCGAGGAGCTGGCGGAGCTGTGGCCTGACTCCGTGCAGCTGGGTGAGGCCTCGCTCACCCGGCTGCTCGGCGCCGCCTACGACCAGTGCCGCGAGTACGCGCCGACGCTGCTCGCCGGCGAGCCGGTGCCCGTGGCGTGGCCTGTCGCCCAGATCTACCAGGCCGACGAGCTGTGGTCCGCCAGCCGGCGCGAGGGCGACGTGATCGGCTTCGACGAGACCACCGCGATCCGGGTCCGGCCGCTCGGCAACACCGTCAAGTCGCTGCTGCGCCCACGCACCGCCGTGCCGAGGCTGGGCTGATGGCCCCGGCGCCGGGCAGCCCCCGCGCGAAAGTGGCCGACGCCCTCGCCTCGACCGGCTACCCGATGGTCGATGGGCGCTGGCCCTCGAACGTGGCCGGCCCGACGCTGGTCATCGCCACCCGCGAGGTCAGACCCGGCCCCGTCCAGGGCAACCTGACCTGGGCGCTGGCCGTGTACGTGCTCACCGCGCTGAGCACCGAGACCGCCGAGAACGACCTCGAGGAGGCGCTGCTCAAGGTCGTCGCCGCGCTCGCCTCCGCGCAGCCCCTCGTACTCACCGGCGGCACCCGCCAGACCGTCGCCAACGACGCCTTCAACGCCTTCGGCCTGGACGTCGAGGTCTACACCCCCGCCCCCATCTAGGAGCCCGCCATGACTGCTGTACCCGTCGAGCCGTTCGTCCTGAAGGACTGCACCTTCCTGGTCGGCGCCGACAACTACGAGGCGCACGTCTCGCAGGTCGAGTTCGCGCCGTCCGTGCAGACGCTGACCTGGCAGGGACTGACGCCGGCGTCGTCGTTCTCCGACACCAGCTCCCCGTCGTGGGCTGCCACGATCGCCTACGCCCAGGACTGGAAGACCCCGAACAGCTTCAGCCAGTACCTCAAGGCGCACCAGGGCGAGACGATCGCCGCGACGTTCACCACGAACGACGGCGCCGGCAGCTGGGCGGTCAACCTGATCATCACCCCCGGTGCGGTCGGCGGATCGGTGAACACCTACGCCGTGGCGACCGTGACGCTCGGGATCTCCGGGCAGCCGACGTTCACCGCGCCGGTCGTCGCCGACGCCGCGGCCGCCGACTCCGACGTCGAGGGCGACCCCGACTCCTGGATCAACGACGTCGCCGACGACACCGACGACACCGCCGTGTCGGTGCCGTGAGCGGTGCCCCTCGTGGTGGTGTCGGTCGGGGACGACCGGGCGTTTCAGGCCGCGGTGCTGGCGTTCAAGCTGGCAGACCGTGGCCTGAAGAAGCGCGTCAACGACGCCGTGCGCACCCACCTGAACCAGCCGTGGAAGTCCGGCATCGTCCAGCGCGCCTCGACCCGGCTCGAGCAGCGCGTGCTCGTGCCTGGCGCTCGCGTCGCCGCCGGTAACCCGCCCAGCTTCGTCGCCGCCACGTCGCGGCGGCGGCTGCGCGGCGGCCTGGTCCCCGACGTCGACGGACACGCGGTCGAGTTCGGCGCCGCCGACACCGAGACGACGTACGACCGGCGCACGCCGTCCGGCGGCACCACGAAGGTCACCCGGCACACCCGCCGCCAGCTGCCCCGCCGCCGCAAGGCCGGCCCCGTGATGGAGACCGCCGCCGAGATGGGCAGCCGTGCCGCGTCGCTGTGGACGCAGCTGATCGTGAAGGTCTACCACGACGCCGCCGACGAAGGCCGGTGACCCGTGGCGATCCGCATCCCGTTCATCGCCGAGGTCCGAGAGTTCCTGGCAGGCACGAAACAGCTCGAGGACTCCCTCGACGACGTCGCCGACAGCCTCGACGACATCAGCACGGCCGGCGCCGACGTCGACGCCAAGGTCGGCGGGGACCTGGAAGCCATCGGGAAGGCCGCCGACCAGGCCAGCCAGGACGTCGAACAGCTCGGCAAGGACCTGGACGACGCGGGCAAGAGCACCGGCCTGCAGCGGGCAGAGGCCGACCTGAAGGAGCTGGGCGCCCAGGCCGACGCCACCGGCGAGAAGATTGAACGGTCATTCTCTGAGGCCTTCGACAAGGTCAAGGCCGAAGGCCGCACCGCCACCCAGCGGGTCAAGCGTGACCTGAAGGACGCCGGCGACAGCGGGTCGGCGACCATGCGCGAGTTCAGGGACGAGGCGAAGCAGAACGTCGCCGAGTCCCTGTCCTCGTTCACCGGCTCCGCCGAGTCGGGTATCGACGCGGTCCAGTCGACGTTCGGTGGCCTCGCCGCCAGCCTGGGCCCCGCCGGGATCATCGGCGTGTCGATCGCGGCCGCCGGGATCGGCCTGGCCCGCGGGATGTTCGCCAAGAGCAAGGAGGCCGCCCAGGAGGTCGCCCAGGCCGTCGCCGACCTCACCGGCCAACTCATCGAGCTGGGCTCCCTGAGTCTCGGCTCGGAGCAGGTCAACGACCGGCTGAAGTCCTGGGCGAGTACCGCCGACGACGGGAAGATCAAGCTCAACGAGCTGAGGAAGGCCGCCGAGGACGCCGGGATCTCGGCGACCACGTTCGCCCGAGGCGTGGCCGGCGACAACGCCGCGCTGCAGCAGAGCTGGGACGAGGTCACCTCCCGGCTCGCCGAGCTGACCGCGTCCGAGCGGGACCTGATGAACACCCGCGGCGTCAGCGAGGAGCAGATCATCGAGCTGGTCAGCTCGCACCGCGACGAGCGCGACGCGCTGGGCAAGACCCGCGATGAGCTCCTGAAGACCGACAGCACCCTGGACCAGAGCGCGGACACCGCCCGGTTCTACGCCGAGGCGGTCAAGGGCGCGGCGGATGCCAGCAGGGACTCGGCGGAGGCTCAGGCGCAAGCCATCATGGCCGGGCAGGGATACCTCGGCGTCACCACCAGCCAGGCCGACGCGGCGGCCGCGGCCGCCGACGCGATCGCCCGCAAGAACGCCGAGCTGGAGGCGGAGATCGCCGCCAGCCTCGCGGCGGAGAGCGCCGTGATCGCCTACGAGCAGGCCGTCGACAGCGCCAGTGCGGCGATCGACAAGAACGGTGAGGCGACCAGCGTGCACACCGAGAAGGGCCGGGCCAACCGCAAGGCCCTGATGGACCTCGCCGAGACCACGCTGGCGCTGGCCAAGGAGCGCGAGACCGACACCGGCAAGATCGCGGCCTACAACCGGGTGATCGGCAAGAACCGCGAGCAGTTCCTGGACGCCGCCGAGGCCGCGGGGTTCACGGCCGAGCAGGCCCGCAAGCTCGCCGACCGATACGGCCTGATCCCGAAGACCGTGAAGACGAAGGTCACCGACAACGGCACCGCCCGCGAGGTCCAGGAGAGGATCGACAACATCCGCTCGAGCGGCGTGCCGGTGCCGATCACGCCCGACATGAGCGACTTCGATTCCTCCGTGAAGCGCTACCTGAACGGCAAGGCCTACTACGTCACCGTGAAGGCCCGCCCCGGAAAGAATGTGCATGACTGATGGCGTTCACCGTGGAGTTCGGCACGATCACCCCGGCGCGGGCGCACCTGCGCCTGGACAACCCCGACGGGTTCACCGTGGGATCGGTGACCCGCCGCGACGTCAGCGGCACCCGCACCGTGCGGACCCCGGTCGGGCAGCTGCCCAGCTCGGCGCCGTCCATCGACATCTATGACTTCGAGTACGCCCCGGCGTACTCCGGCGCGGTCTCCTACACGGTGTACTCCTCGACCGGCGCCGTCCTGGGCGCCGCGGCCTACACGTTCACCGCGCAGCTGCCGCACGTCGTGTGGATCACCTGCCCGCTGTACCCGTCGAACTCCTTCGCGGTCTCCAGCGGGGACCTGGGCGCCGCGACGTCGTTCGTGACGACCTGGGATTCCACCCGCGCCGGGCGCTCGACCCCGCACCAGGTCCTCGGCCGATCCGACCCCGTCGTCGTCCTGCGCCCGGGTGAGACCCGCCGCGGCACCATGTCGATGGTCTGCCCCGACCGGCTGGCGGCGAAGCAGGTCGAGAACCAGCTGTCGCTGCCGCAGGTGTGGCAGCTTCGCCAGTCCGACGTCCCCGGCCTGGACCTGTACTTCGCCGTCGAGTCGGTGCAGATCCGCAACATCGAGAACACCACCGCGCCGCGCTGGGACGTCGTGGTCGGGTTCATGGAGGTCAACTGGCCGCCCGGCTCGTTCACGCCGTCGAACGTGTGGACCTACGCCGACGTGCTGGCCGGCTACGGCGACTACAACGCCGTCGCCGCCAGCTTCGCCACCTACGCCACGCTGCTGGACAAGGACCCGCTGCCGTGAGCTACGCGTGGGACGAGACGCTGGAGAAGGAGATCCGCCAGTCGTCGCCGCACATCTTCGAGGTGAAGGTCTACGGCCCCACCGGCACCGCCGGGTTCGGTACGCGGATTCCGCTGGACGTGATCAGCTGTGAGATCACCTACGACATCACCTGGTCGCCCTACGTGCAGGGCACCCTCACCGCGGCGATGCCAGACCCTGCCACGATGGACAAGCTCGACCCCCGCAAGGTCGTCACGGTCCAGGTCAGCGCCGGCTACGTGCGCCCCGGCGGCCGCCGCGACCTGCACTGGATGTGCACCCACGCATTCATCTCCCACCGCACCGCGAACTACCCCGCGAACACCGTCACCCTGCAGTTCCAAGGCCTGGAGTACCTGGTCGACCAGGTCGTCGCGTTCTCCCCGGACGAGTCCCCGCAAGGCCGCGACAGCGAACCGCCGTACTGGACGCCGGCCACGACCGTCTATCAGGCGATCGAGAGCGTGCGGGCGTTCACCGAGATCGACGCGCGGGCCCCGGGCAACCCGACCGCCTACGAGTTCGGCACCACCACCCTGACCG